AATCTATAACACTTCAGCAACTGTAGCGAATGCAGCTGTTGCAGCTTTAGATTTTGGAAGTGATAAAACAGCGACTTCAGGAACTTTCACAATTCAGTTTCCAGCAGCAACAACTTCTGCGGCGATTCTAAGAATTTCTGGGTAATAGAACATAGGAGATAATTTCCTATGGCTAATCCTTGGGGTTCAGGATCGTATGGTATCGGTGATTACGGGACAGGTATTGAAAATATTATTACCTTTCCAACTGGGATCGGTGCGTCTGCATCATTAGGTAATGAAAATACAACAGCCGAAGTAAATGAAGGTTGGGGTAGGGTTGAATGGGGTAATTTTGCTTGGGGCGATAATTATTCAACTCAATTAACTGGTGAATCTTTAACTGCTAATTTAAATTCTGTTACTGCATTTACTGATATAGATGTAATTCTAACAGGTGAATCTTTAACTGCAAATTTAGGTAATGAATCAATTACTGGAACAGCTAATGTAATACCAACTGGTATAGGTGTTACTGCAGCAGAAGGTATAGTTGATCCTTCTCCTGACGCGTCTGTTACTGGAATTGGTTTTACTGCATCTTTAGCAGTAGGTACAGTTATCATAGGTGAAGGAACTGTAGCAATTACTGGAGAAGCTTTAACAGTTAATTTAGGTAATGAATCAATTACTGGAACAGCTAATGTAATACCAACTGGTATAGGTATTACTGTAGCAGAGGGTATTGTTGATCCTTCTCCTGATGCTGAAGTAACAGGAATTGGTTTTACTGCATCTTTAGCTGTAGGCACAGTTATTATAGGTGAAGGAACTGTAGCAATTACTGGAGAAGCTTTAACAGCAAATGAAGGTAGTGTAACTATTAATATTGCTACAGAAGCTTTTCCTTCAGGATTTCCGGTATCTTTAAATACAGGAACATTAAATGTTACAGGAACTGGAAATACAGATATAACTGGAGAGTTAATATCTGCTAATCTTGGAACAGCAGTATTAGATGCAAATACTTTAGTTGATACAACAGGACAACAACTTACAGCTAATTTAAATTCTGTTACTGCATTTACTGATATAGATGTAATTCTAACAGGTGAATCTTTAACTGCAAATTTAGGTAATGAGTCAATTACAGGTACAGCTAATGTAGATGTAACTGGTGAGGCAATGACTGCAGCAGAAGGTACTGTTGATCCTTCTCCTGATGCTGAAGTTACTGGAATTGGATTTACTGCAAATTTAAATTCTGTTATTGCATTTACTGATATAGATGTAATTCTAACAGGTGAATCTTTAACTGCAAATTTAGGTAATGAGTCAATTACAGGTACAGCTAATGTAGATGTAACTGGTGAGGCAATGACTGCAGCGGAAGGTATTGTTGATCCTTCTCCAGATGCAACGGTTACTGGTATTGGATTTACAGCAGATCTAGCTGTAGGAACTGTAACTATAGCGGACGCTAATACAGATGTAACTGGAGAAGCAATGACGGCTTCTTTAGGAAATGAATCTATTACAGGTACAGCAAATCTAACACTAACCGGTTTTGGTATTACAGCTGCAGAAGGAATCGTGGATCCGGCTCCAGATGCAACAGTTACCGGTATTGGATTTAATGCTTCTCTTGCTGTTGGAACAGTAGTTATTGGAGAAGCTAACGTAACAGTTATTGGAGAAGGTATTGCAGCAGGCCTTGGATTAGGTACATTAGATGCTGTAACTCTTGCAGATGTGACTGGAATAGCTATGTCAGCTAACCTTGGAAGTGTTACAACTAAAGGATTTGCTAACGTAACTTTAACGGGATTTGGCTTGACAATGGGACTAGGAAGTCCTAAAACATTAATATGGACTCAGGTAGATACAGGTACAGCGTCTACTTGGACTCAAGTAAATACAGGTACAGCACCTACTTGGACAAAAGTTGACACCGCTGCATAAATTTTATAAAATATTATTATAAGGAATTTAAAAAATGGCAAACTCAACATCAGCTAATTTAAAATTAACTGTACAAGCAACCGGAGAAAATTCGGGAACTTGGGGACAGATTACAAATACAAACTTATTAATTCTTGAACAAGCTATTGGTGGTTATGATGCGTTTAACGTAACTAACGCTAGTAGAGCTTTAACATTTACAAATGGTGCAGTATCAAATGGTAAGAACGAAGTTATTAAATTAACGGGTACACTTGCTGCAAACGTAAACGTTACTATTCCAGATTCAATTGAAAAAACTTACACAGTTCAAGATGCTTGCGATCATGCAGGTTTTACTTTAACTTTTAAAACTACTTCTGGTTCAGGTGTTCTTTTATGTGAAGGACACACTTATCAGTTATGGTCAGATGGTACAAATATTTATAAAGGTTCTGAAGAAAAAGTATGGAGAGCAATTACTTCTGCTGAAACAGTTCAACCTGGAGCACAAATTTTAGCAAACACAAATGGTGGAGCATTTACTCTGACTCTACCTGCATCACCAAGTGCAGGACAAGAAGTATCTGTTATTGACCAAGGATATGATTTTGATGTCAATGCATTGACTATTGGAAGAAACAGTTCTAATATAGCAAACAGTGCAGCTGACTTAGTTGTTAATACACAAGGTGCTGGTTTCACATTAGTTTATTCTGGTGATGCAACAACTGGCTGGACTTATAAGGAGAAATAATAGATGGCAAACTACGAAGCAACTAGATATGATTTTGATGGTGCAAACCTTACAGGTATTGAAGGTATTCCAAGTGGAACAATTGTACCTTGGTCAGATTCTTCTATTCCATCTGGATTCTTAGAATGTAATGGTTCTGCAGTTTCAAGATCAACTTACGCAACTTTGTTTGGAATTATCGGAACTACTTATGGAGCAGGTAATGGTTCAACAACTTTTAACGTACCTGATTTACAAGATAATGTAGCGGTTTCAAAATCTGGAACTAAAAACTTAGGTTCAACTGGTGGAGCAAATACAGTTACTGCAACTGGAAATATTGCAGGTAGTACTGCTAATGCTACTTTATCAACAGCACAACTTGCTTCTCATGCACATAGAATGTTTTGGCAAAACGATGGTGGTGGTGCTCAAGGTGCAACTAATTCTTTGAACAATACCGGTGCTAGAGCAAACGTACTAGAGAATACTGGTTCAGATAGTGGACATTCTCATAATATGAGTGCAAATTTTTCTGGTGATGCAACTTCAGTTGTTCAACCTTATTTGACAGTAGTATATATAATTAAAACATAGGAGACATAATGGCAAGTTTAGGAAATTGGACAGTAGTATTTGATGATAAAAAAATTGTTAAACAACAAGGCGATGGTGCCAATACTTATATAATAGATGATGATTCTTTTTGGTCTCAACCAAAATTTTTAAATATTTGGGCAATTCATTATGGCACATCTGTTACTTCAGATGAAGTAGAATATAGAGATGAAACACCTCATTCATCTTATGCTGATGCTAATTTAGGTAATTTTCAAGAATTTATAAATAAATGGGATGCATTTCATTTATCTGTATTACAAAATATTTGGGATAATGATTCTAGAACTGAAATTGAAAAAGGTCCAAGACCTACTTCATATTCATCTAACTAATTTGAGTTAACTTCATCCAAGAAGTTAAAATATATTTTTCACCAGATAATGGTGGATTGCCTCTATGTACATAAGGAAAACCTGCAGGCCAAATAACTATTCTTCCTGTTTTAGGTTTTACTCTTTTTGAAAAATGTAAAAATTCTGTCTCTCCACCTTCTTCAACATCATTTAAATAAATTGTAAAAACAAATGCTCTATCTTGATTTGGTGGTTCTTTGCCATGTTCTATGTGCCAAACATGATAACCTTCTGTTGGTAAAGTTTTTTGAATTTTAATACCAGTGAAAAAAAATGTATTAACACCATAAGCTTCGTGTGCTCCAGTATTTTGACTATAATGTGCAAAAGCTGTGTTATAATTTATAATAACATTTTTAATATTATTATACCACACATCTATATTAGATGATTCTACAAAGAATTGATCGTCATTTTTAAAAAGAATTGAAGAATTTTCAAAAGTTAATCTATTCATAGTATTATTAAATTTTTTTTGTTCTTCAAACAATTTAATTGTTTTATTACATTCTTCTTTAGTAATGTAATTATCATACACCCCAATAAAATTACTTATGTTAGCTGTTTTTTCCATTTATTTTTTTTGTAAAATCAAATTTATTTTTTTTTTCTTCTATATTAAAAACTAAACTATATCTATTTTTTTCTCCTATATATTTATCGAAACCATGTAAAATTTGAGGAGGGAATATATAATAATCTCCAGGTTTAGGATTTATTTTAATATTTAATTCAGGAAATTTTAAATCACAACCTTCTGTTAAATACAAAATACCATGATAACAATCATGAAAATGATATTTTAATTCATCACCATTTTTTATTTCATTACCCCAAGAAGCATTTATAGTAAATTTTTCTAAAAAATATTGAAATAAATCTGGATTAGATATTTGATGTTGATTTATTACATATACAATAAAATTATTAAATAATTTATTATCATTAAAATGATACCAAGAAGTCATTCCTCCCTTTACATTTGTATAATTTTCCATTTTAGAATCTAAATTATTTTTAATATCTATTATTAAATTATTAATAATATCTGGATAATCATAATGACCAAATATAATATTAACAGTTCTAGGATATGTTATATACAAATTATTTTTTTGTTCGTTTAATTTATTATGTGATAATATGCTAATCATTTAATAATTTGGCTTTTTCTTTCTGATTTTCATCTAATGTTTTATCATTTTTTTCTAATTTTTTTAAAGTAATTGCATTAGGTTTCCATTCTTCTTTATTAACTACTTTGCCACCTCGATCTGGCATAGTTTGAAATATTGCAATATAACTTCCATCATAAGGTTTTAATTTTTCTTTCCACCATTCAGGTTCTTTAATAGTATAATGTGCATTTTTACCATTGAGTAAGATTTGAGTTGCTGGATAACAAGTAATAGTTAAAAATACTCTATTACTATAACTAAAGATATCTTTTAAAACTTCATCTACTTTATCTTCTTGAACATGTTCCATGACATCAATACATAAAACTAAGTCATAAGTTCCAGTAGGTTTGTTTGTGTATTGTGCAACAGCTGGATCATATTTAATTATATCTATGCCTAATGGTGATCCAGGAAGTTTTTTATTATTAAATAAAATTGAATGAAATTTAGCTTTACCACAACCATAGTCCAATATGGTTTTTATATTATTATTTCTAATAACTTCATAAATATTATGTTTATATTCTGCTAAAGCTTCACCAACCCAATGTTCTTGATTAGATGCATGAAATTTAGTTGCTTCTATTAATGACTCATACATAGTTTTTATCTTTATATTCTTTATAATGCTTATAACATAATTCAGTAAAATTAGTCAAATGCAAAGCATCTTTAAATGTATCTACTTTATAGGCATCAATACCATCATAACCCATTTCTTTA